TGGAACGGCATGCTGCGCCAGAACAACGAGCCGCGCGGCGATCACCCGACGCAGAAACCGGTCGGCGTCATGAAGTGGTGCATCGGCCAATTGCCCGATGACGCGATGGTGATCCTCGATCCGTTCATGGGCTCCGGGACCACCGGCGTTGCCTGCGTCGAGATGGGGAGGAGGTTCGTCGGCATCGAGCTGGACAAACGCTATTTCGACGCCGCATGCCGGCGAATTGCGGCGGCGTATTCCAAGCCTCAATTGGCCATTCCGAGCCCGATCTCGCCGGCGCGCGGACAGCGAAAGCTCCGCTAACCCATGGCAGTCTATGTCGACGATGTCCGCCATCGCCTCGGCCGCATGGTCATGTGCCATCTGTGGGCGGACACTGTTGAAAAGCTGCACGCCTTCGCGGCTAAGCTCGGGCTGAAGCGCTCTTGGTTCCAGCGCCCGCCGAAAGCGTCCTGGGAGCATTACGACATCGGCCTCGGCGTAAAGGCCAAGGCGATCGCCCTTGGCGCGGTGCTCACGGATAAATATGGCCCGGCCGAGCATGAGGCGCGCAGGCGCGGCGATCAGCATACGCTGGATCTGATTGCGGATCTGAGGAAACGATGGGACGCCTCAAAGCGCTAAAGCCTCGGCTTTCGGCCGCGCCATCCCGGCTCAATCGGGCAACCGACGAGCGATCCCTAGATCGCCGCAGGCTGGCGGATAGCGAGACCAGGAAGCTCTACAAGACCGCGCGCTGGCGCGAGCTGCGCTGGTCGGTCTTGGTTCGGGACCAATTTACCTGCCAGATGCGGGACTGCGGGCGCATCGAGGCCGACACCTCGCAGCTCGTCTGCGACCACGTCGAGCCGCATCGCGGCAATGTCGAGAAGTTCTGGGCCGGACCGTTCCGCACCCTGTGCAAGCGCTGCCACGATGGGCAGAAGCAGAAGGAGGAAGTGGCCGCCCGTGCCGCGGGCCTCGATGTCTATGGCGGCAAGCCTGCCGCCTACAGGCCCGAATGGCTGCGGCCATCGCTCATACCGCTGACCATCGTCTGCGGGCCGCCTGCCGCGGGCAAGAGCCACTATGTGCGCGAGCGTGCGGGTCCGGGCGATATCGTCATCGATCTCGATCTGATCGTCGCCGAGCTGCTCGGTCAGCCAGCGGTCCACAATTGGGATCGCGATCGTTTCCTCGATCTGGCCCTGCGCAAGCGCAATGCCCTGCTCGGTGAGCTATCGAAGCCCACTCACTGGCGCGCGGCCTGGCTGATCATGACCGAGCCAAGGGCGGAGAGGCGCGCCTGGTGGGCCGCCACCATGAAGCCCAAGGCCATTGTAGTGATCGAGGCATCCGAAGCCCGATGCATGGCCAATGCCGTCCGTGATGCGAATAGGGATCGGCAGCACACACGCCTCATGGTGAGGCGCTGGTGGTCTGAATATACCCGCCGCCCCGATGATCAGGTGGCGCTGACTTAAGCTGCAACCCCAGGGGGGGGCAAAATCTCTGCGGCCGCTGAATTTTGCGGACCGGCGCCCCCTGCATTCGCGGATTTTTTTCGTGATGAGCGAGATTTTGGACCTCTTCGGCGATCCGATCCCACAGAACTGGGGCAGGCGCGGCCGGCCGGCGCATGTGCCGACATTGGAAAATCGAAACAAAATCAAGCTGTTGCTTGCGCTTGGCTGGGGCAATGAACGTATCGCGCGTTCACTGGGCATCACAGCGAACACGCTGCGCAAGCATTATTTGCGCGAGCTGAAGGTTCGCGACGAGGCCCGGGACCGTATGGATGCGCGCCTCGCCTGGCTGTTGTGGCAGCAAGTCTCGGCCGGCAATGTCGCGGCAATGAAGGAGTTTCAGAAACTCGTCGAGCGCAACGATCGGGCGGTCGGGTATCCAGTCGGCGCCGACAGCGATGCTGCAACTTCCGAAACAGTCGCAAGGCCGCAAATGGCGCGGTTGGGCAAGAAAGAAGAAGCCACGATTGCGGCTCAGACCGCTGGCCAGGACACCGACTGGGGCGACGACCTGAGGCCGCTCGGGCTGCACTGAGCGTCGGGCGTACATGTCCTGGAAGCTCTCTTGCCCGGATTGGAAGGATCGCATCGTCGAACGGCGGTCGCTGATACCGGAGCTGCCGCTATTCGAGGACGAGGCGTCGCGGGCGCTGCGCATTTTCAAGCGCTTGCGCATGCCCGATGTCGTCGGCATGCCGACCAATGGCGAGGCCTGCGGCGATTGGGTGTTCGACTTCGTGCGTGCGCTATTCGGGGCCTACGATCCGGAGCTGCGGCGGCGGATGATCAGGGAATTCTTCATCCTGATCCCGAAGAAGAATGGCAAGTCCAGCATAGCGGCGGCGCTGATGGTCACGGCCTTGATCGTCAATCGCCGGCCGGCGGCGGAGGGACTATTGATCGCGCCGACGATGAAGATCGCCGATATCGCTTTCAACCAGGCCAAGGGCATCATCAAGGCGGATAAGGAGCTGGCCAAGCTCTTTCATCTGCAGGCGCACAAACGGACGATCACGCATCGCATGACGGACGCGCAGATCATGATCAAGGCGAGCGATGCCGACGTGATCACCGGCTCGAAGGCCACATATATCCTGATCGACGAGACCCATGTCTTTGCCGCGAAGGCCAGGGCGGCCGATATTTTCATCGAGATCAGAGGATCGCTTGCGGCGCGGCCGGACGGCTTCCTGATGCAGATCACGACGCAATCGAAGGAGCCGCCGGCGGGGGTGTTCAAGTCCGAGCTGGCTGTCGCCCGTGATGTGCGCGATGGCCACGTCGATCTGCCGGTGCTGCCGGTGCTGTACGAGCTGCCGAACGAGATCATCGAGGACGGCGGCTGGAAAAACCCTGAGACATGGGGAATGGTCAACCCGAATATGGGGCGCTCGGTCGATGAGGCCTTCTTGCGCGACGAGCTTGTGAAGGCGGAGCGCGAGGGCCCGGAGAAGCTCGCGCTGCTGGCATCGCAGCATTTCAACGTCGAGATCGGTCTTGCGCTGCGTGGCGATCGCTGGCGCGGCGCGGATTACTGGCTCGGCGCGGCCGATACATCGCTCACGCTCGACACGCTGCTCGATCGCTCCGAGGTGGTGACGATCGGTATCGACGGCGGAGGGCTCGACGATTTGTTTGGGCTTGCCGTGATCGGGCGGTGCAAACTCACCCGTGACTGGCTGCTGTGGACACATGCCTGGGTCGATGATTCCGTCCTGGAGCTGCGCAAGGACATCGCGGATCGGTTGCGCGACTTTGAGCGCGACGGCGATCTCACGATCGATACCGGCCGCAAGATCGATATTGTTCAGATTGCGAATCTTGTCGCGCGGATCTGGGAAACGGGTCTGCTGCCGGCAAAGCATGGCATCGGCATGGACAGTGCCGTGATCAAGGAACTTTGCGACGAATTGGCTTCGCGCGGCATCCCCGATGAGCTTCTGAATTCGGTTAGCCAGGGTTGGAAGCTGAAATCAGAAATCCAGGGCACGGAGCGTAAGCTGAAGAACGGCACGTTTTGGCATTGCGGCTCGCCGATGATGGCCTGGTGCGTCGGCAATGCCAAGATTGAACCCTCGGGCAATGCAGTGATGATCACCAAGCAATTCTCTGGATTTGCGAAAATTGATCCGCTGATCGCGACCTTCTGCGCGGTGAACTTGATGGGCGAGAACCCTGAGCCATCGGTGCGATATCTGGACGTTGGCCGCGACCGTGAGGTGATCTGCATATGAGCCTCTGGAATCGCATTTTCGGCAGCGCCGGCAATGGCCGGAACCCGGCCGATGAGCGGTGGTGGACGCCTGGCGCGACGATTGGCCGGCAGACCACCGCCGTCACGGCGGACACGGTCATCCAGATCCCGGAGGTTTATGACTGCCTCACCGTGCTGTCGCAGAGCATCGCGCAATTGCCGTTCTTCGTTTATGAGGCCGGCAAGGACGACGGCCGCCGGCGTCTCGGCGATCATCCGGTGACGAGGCTGCTCGGCGAGCAGGCCAACATCACGCAAGAGGCCACGGCTTACGAGCTGCGCGCCCAGATGACATGGGACGCCGCGCTGTTCCGCAATGCGTATGCCGAAATCCGCAGGGCGCCGCGCGGGCCGCTGGTGTTCGAATTGGTGCGGCATGATCCGCTCGGCGTCGATGTGCGGATCAACCCGCGGAGCGGCGAGTATCTCTACGTCGTGAGGGATGGGGCCAATACGCGGCGGGTGCTGCCGGAAGAGATGCTGCATCTGCGGGTGACGCCGCTGATGGCGAATAATCTCTGCGGCAGATCGATGCTCGAAACCGGCTACCGCGTGTTCAGCCGCGCCCTGGTGATGGAGGACTACACCTATCGGATCTTCGAGAACGACGCCACGCCAGGCGGGATCATCGAATATGCCGCCAAGGTGAAGACCCTCGAAGACGCCGAGTTCCTGCGCGAAAAGTGGCAGCGTTTGTTCGGCGGACGCAATCGCAACAAGGTCGGCGTGATCGACGATGGCGGTAAGTTCGTACCGACGCCGCTCGACAACAAGGCGGCGCAATTCATCGAGACCTACAAAGAGGTGGCGCTGTCGATCTGCCGGCTGTGGCGGATGCAGCCGCACAAGATCGGGCTGCTCGACAAGGCCGCATTCTCCAATATCGAGCAGCAGGCGCTCGAATTCGTCACCGACACGCTGATGCCCTGGATCGTGATGTGGGAACAGGCAATCAAGCGCGATCTGCTGAGCCAGCCAAACCTTTATGCCCATCACAACGTCGCCGGCCTCCTGCGCGGCGATCTGAAGAGCCGCTATGAGAGCTATGCGCAGGCCCGGAACTGGGGCTGGCTGAGCGTCGACGATATCCGCCGGCTGGAGAACATGAACCCGCTGCCGAACGGTCTGGGCACGACCTATCTGGAACCGCTGAACATGGTGCCGGCCGGCACAGACCGCAGGCAACTGCAGCAGCGCCAGACGCAGCCGCAGCCCGGCAGCGCGCTTACCATCGCCCTCGAAAACTATCTCGGCCGCCGTCTGCTGGCCGCCCCCGGAGAATAGGCTTCAGCCTCTCCTACCGCTTCGCTACTTGAGGACAAAATGCGATATCTACGCCTGTTGAGCTGGGTGGCCGGTGCCGCTTGGGCGATCGAGCCTGCCAAGGCGCAAGTCATCCTCGATGTGCTGGTGAGCCGCGCGACCGGCGCCGCGCGCGCCGATGACGATGATGTCATCTGGCGCATGAGCGAGGCGGCCGAGCGTCGCCGCGATGAGTCGCGGGAAGGCATCGCCGTCGTGCCGGTGACGGGCGTGATCTCGCCGCGAGTGCACGATGTGGAAGGTCTCTCGACCGGCGGCGGCATGTCCGCGGAAGATTTTGCCGCGGCGATGCGCCAGCTCGCCGCAGATCCGGCGGTCAAGGGCGCCGTCCTCGATATCGACAGCCCCGGCGGCAACGTGCTCGGCGTCCCGGAGGCGGTCGGGGCCATCCGCGACTTCCAGGCCGCCGGAAAGCCCGTTTCCGCTGTCGCCTATCATTGGGCCGCCAGCGCCGCCTACTGGCTTGCCTCCGCCGCCGACGACGAACTGGTGGTGACGCCGTCCGGCGAGGTCGGTTCGATCGGCGTCTATGTCTATCACGAGGACATCTCCAAGCGCCTCGACATGCTCGGCGTCAAGCCGACGCTGATCAAGGCCGGCGCCAACAAGGCAGAAGGCCATCCGGCTTTTCCGCTGGGCGAGGAGGCCGCCGCTCACGTCCAGGCCCGTGTCGACGATTATTACGCGATGTTCGTGAAGGACGTCGCCAAGGGCCGCGGCGTACCGGCCGCAACCGTGCGCGAGAGCTTCGGCGGCGGCCGCATGGTCGGCGCGCAAGCGGCCGTCAGCCTCGGCATGGCCGACCGCGTCGGCTCTCTCGCCGAAACTGTCAAGCGGATGCAGCGCAAGGCGGGCAGGCCTGCCCGCGCCGCCTCCGCCAGCGTAGACCTGCGTCGCCGCCGCCTGGCGGTCATTTAACCGAAAGGAACCCAGATGAAGCATTTGATGGCACTGCGCCAGCGCCAGGCCGAGCTGCAGAACCGCGGCAAGGCGCTGCTCGATCTCGCCGAGAAGGAAGGCCGCGAGCTTTCCCAGGCCGAAGACCACGAGTTGACCCGGATTGAAGCCGACCTGGAGCAGGTCAAGGTGGAAATCGCCGCCGCCGAGAAAGCGGCCGACCGCCGCCGCGCTTTCAGCGATGCTCCCGCCGCGGCCTTGCCCGGAGATCCCGGCGGCTCGCGCATCCAGGTCGGCGACGACCGCTCGACGCTCGATCCGCGCGCCGGCTTCAACTCCTATGTCGAGTTCGCCCGCGCCGTCATGCGGGCCTCGCCCGGCCATCCGAGCTTCGCCATCGATCCGCGTCTTGCCCCGAACGCCGCGCTCACCGGCTCGGCGCATCGCGAGGCCGGTCAGGACGGCTATCTGGTGCCGGCCGAATATCGCGACCGGATCTGGGAGCGGATGGAGTCCGGCGACGGTCTGATCAATGAGATCGACCTTGAGCCGACCAGCTCCAACGCCGTCAACGATACGGTCGATGAGAGCACGCAATGGGGCTCGACCGGCATCAAGGCGTTCTGGCGCTCCGAGGGGCAGGCGATGACCCGCACGCGGCAGAACATCAAGCCGCGCTCGATCATGCTCCATGAGCTTTACGCCTTCTGCGAGGCGACGGACGAGCTGCTGGAGGACGCGCCGCGGCTGGAGGCTCGCCTCACGGACAAATCCGCCCAGGCGATCAGTTACCGCCTCGACGAGGCGATCTTCGAGGGCGACGGAAACGGCAAGCCGCTCGGCTTCATGAATTCGGCGGCGCTCGTGACGGTGGCGAAGGAACCCTCGCAGGCGGCCGCCGGCGTCGTGCCGCTCAACCTCGCCAATATGTTCTCGCGCTTGCTGAGCGAGGCGGTCGCGAACGCCTCATGGTGGATCAACAGCGACGTGATCCCGCAGCTCCTGACGCTGCAACTCGGCGATCAGCCGATCTGGACGCCGCCGGCGACCGGCTTCCAGAATGCGCCCGGCGGAATTCTGTTCGGGCGTCCGGTCCGCTTCTCACGGCACTGCAAAACCATGGGCGCCAAGGGCGACATCGTGCTGATGGACCCGGGGTGTATCGGAAATTTTGTGTTTAGGGCCATAGAGATGCTCAAGAAGGAGACATCCCATGGCCGGGCG